CTCTGCACTCGGTAGGGTAGGGGAGTACAGCAACATATAGAATAAACAGCCCCCTCTGTCGAGGGGGCTGTTGTGTTTAAATAGCTGTAGTGGAAATTTGCTGAATGTTTGTAGGTGTCCCCAGTTTTGAGTACTTTGTGGGGCCGAACCCGTTGATCATTCCAAACGTGCAGTTACCTGCTCCAAACTGAATACCAGCAGTATAAGCCGGTGTAATATTCCAACCGCTAAGCCTAGTAATAAAACACCACTCCGAACCGACAAATACAGCTGGGGCGTTTTCTCCATGTAGGGTATTGCGCACTACCGTAATATCGTCCACGATGGTTCCTAAGCCGTCTCCGATGTAAATTGGACGCGGTACATCAATAAAAGTGCAATGACTGATAGAAACCGCCATGCACCCCCCCTCGATGTAAATACCGTTCATGGGAGCCGTCGCGAGGAACTGGCACGTATTGATAACAGCAGTTGATTTTACCAGTCGTATGCCGTATGCCGGGGCGTTACTATAGCTGTTTAGAATATGTACAGCGCCATGAAGACAATTTGTTAAGTAAATACCGGTATTCGGGCACTGGTCTGCAATGAAACCATCAATCAGAATGTCCCAAACCGTTGATGGGGTCGAGGTTGCGTTAATCCATATGCCATTGGAGTTGCTACATTCGCAGTTGCTGATATAAATATCTCGAATGTCGTTAGAAGAATCAGCAAGGAACATCCACCTATCCCCTGTAGCACTGCCGAGGCTGGAAATGCAGTTTTCTGCGCGGAAAGAGGCGTTGCCGGAGATACCAGTTGCACCCGTGGAACTCTCTACTAAATGATAACTCACAACAGGTTTAGAGGTTGTAAGGGCAATATCATGTATAATATTGCGCACCTGTATATTGATAGTATGCGCACATTCTAGCACCTTTCGGCAACCGATTATAAACATATCCTCAATGAAGAATCGCTCAGAATATTCCGAAGTAAAAGCCGCGTCTACATCATCAGTTGCACCGATAATAACGCCATTGCGAAAGATAGTGCGTTCCACATGGGCAGTATTACTACCGTTAAAAATGAATCTGCTGTTGGCAGTAGTGAGCTTAATAACACACCCCTGCAAATCGTATGTTGTGTGCGGTTGAAGATAAATATTATTACTTACAATGTATGTAGTATCAGTGCCCAGTCCAGCATATGTAGCAGGACGACCAAACTTCACTGTACCCTCATAACCGGAGAGATAATTGCTGATAGCCGACCCTAAATCACCTTCATAATTAAACCAGTCAACCAGTACAACGCTATCAGTCATCTTGATTGTGCCGCTGTTTGCTGTACGGAAATGACAGTTAGCACCGGCAATCGGTGCGGTGATGGTTACTGTGCATGTGTTCGCAATCAACATTGCGTTGTACGCAAAATAGGAACCGGTCAGTGTGACGTCCTGTGTAATATTGTATGTACCATCCGGGAACAGCAGTGGAAGACCGGATGCCATAGCGCGCTTAATTGCTTCCGTATCATCCGCTAAGCCGTTGCCTAATGCACCGTAGTCCTTAACGTTAGCAAATGCACCAGCGGATTTGTCATCAATCTGTTTTTGTAATTTCTTATCTGCCTCAATACGGGCCGTTTTCTCTGCGTCAATGCTATCTTGCAGCTGATTGTCAGCGTTCTTCCGGGCCTGTGTCTCATTGTCAATATCCGTCTGAAACTGGGTGTCGGCGTCCTTCCGGGCCTGTGTCTCATTGTCAATATCCGTCTGAAGCTGGTTGTCGGCGTTCTCCCGGGCCGTTTTCTCTGCGCTCAAGCCCTCATTAAATGCAGTGAGAAGGAAGTGCAGAACTTCATTTGTGGAGCTGCTAACGCAGTTAGAGCCGGGCACATAAGCATCACCGGCGATCATTGCTCTTGTGACACGTACCAGCGCCCCGTTTACCCAGACAAGATCGTTGACCGCTCTTGCAGCTGTAGCGGTGGGGCTGTGGCCCTCATCGTTGGGAGTGATGGCCTTTTTCACATCCGCCCAAAGCTCATCGAAATTGCCAATTTTTGTCCAGAACTCGGTACGGTCCAGAGAAACACCGGACGGCACCGGCTGTACGGAAAGATAGGCGTTTCCCTTGCTGTCCACTACAACGGTGTTTGCTTCATACTGGCTAGTAATGTCCCACTGGATTGGGTCCGCATACTTGATTGTGGCCAGACTGACGAAATTAGTCAGTTTGGTGTTAAATTCGTTCAGTACCTCAATAATCCAGTCCAGATTGAGGTCATGGAAATTGGTGTAGGGCGCTCTGTGAATAGGATTAATATTCATAATCACATCTCCTTAATATACCAGCAAACAAAAATTTGCCCGGATGTCCGTAACGATTTTATGGACTGCATTCTCCATTGCAAGGGTCAATTCTTTTGCAATAAGGTCTTGCGGGTCTCGCCCTGCCCGGCCCTTCTCGGTCACGGTGTCATTGTAGCCGTCGTGCAATTCGGATGTGCTGTTATCGGTGGTGGTCTGATCGGTGGTGGTCGTGTCCGTGCCACTGCTGGTAATGGTGTTCCCGGTTCCAAGGGCCGTTGTACTCTTTTCAGCGGTTTGTAATGTCCCGCTGTCAAACCCCGTTACGTCCCGGGTGGTGCTGTCGCTGCCGGTATTCTGGCCGGTGGTGGTCAGGTTCGGCGCTCTGGTAGTTGTTCCATTCACGCCGTTTGTGCGGTTGATTGTGCCGCCGCTGGTTCCTGCATGGTCGGTGGTTCTGGTTCGGTCATCGGACGCCAAAGCGTCGTATTTAAGGCCCAGGGCCTCAGCGTACCGGGTCCAGCTCGGGAGCATGGTTTCAGAATAGACGCCCAGCGCCCTGCGCATAGTGGGGCCGTCCGCGTATAGCACTTCCAATTCCAGCGTATCAAACAGTAATTGATTGCAAACAGCGTCTTTAGAGACATTGTCAGGGACTTTCAAGTCGTCGAACAGTTGTGGGAATCTTGCCAACAGGCCGTTAAAGCTCAATGTTGCGCGCATCGTTGTTCACCTCCTGCGCCCCAGTGTCGGGCGGAAAACGCCAATCGACCCATAAAGTAGATTTGTCAATTCCAAAGAGCTTGTGGACCCGCTCGCACCCATGCTGCAAGCTATCCAACCATAGCGACGCTTTGGCGGCTGTCTCAACGTTGTTAGAATTGACTTCGTCGGTCAACATCCGCTCTTTTTTGCTGGTGTTGGTGTTGGGGATGCCGACTTCCGTATCGAACAGGGCTTTAATGGTTTTAAGGGCTGTTAACAGTTCGTTGGTGATGAAGTTCCCTTTAAGGTCTGTCGCAAAGTACATCCATGGAGCTTGCCCGGATGCCCCATTTTTAGGCGCTTTGAGCAATGAGGAATCCACAAACACGGCGGGGTCTCCCTGCATGATCTGGTCGAACATCTTTTTAAAAGATTCTGCACCTGCCTTGTTACCAGATGCAAACACATACGCTAACCGGCTGTTTATTAAATTGCTCTGGATGGTCTGGGCCGCGAGGGCCATCATATCCCCATAATACGCCACAATATCCACCATGCCCCGGTAATCGGGCTGCAAATTGATGATCTCGCATTGTTTTCCGATTTGCAAATACGGGGACCCTTTAATAAAAGGGTTAGCAATGATGGAGTGCGTGGGATTATAAAAAATGTTAATGCCGGTCAATCCCATTCGGTCATATACCAGGCCATAGCGGTCAGTATTGAACACCGTAACACCACCGGACCCGAAAACAAGATATTGCAAGCGGTTACTGGGCCATGTGTCGGGGAGCGTCCAGCGGACCATAGACACAGCTTCAAGGAACAGATATTTGCGGAAATAATAGGATAAGCTGTTGCCTTTGGTGTGCATCACGGAGGGAGTCACCGGCGACACATGAGCGTTGATTTGCTCATAGCTGTATGGAGCACTCATAACAGACGGCCTCCTTTAGACATTTTGAACAGTAACCAAATCGGCAGCTTGCCGACGGGCCACGGTCCCGGGCCGGGACCCGGCCCGGGACCCGGCCCGGGACCCGGCCCAGGGTCAGGGCCTCCGCCGGAGTCCCATTCTACTTCCCATGTGCCGACCTGATTCGGGATTCTGATAATGCTGGATGGGTCTCGCAGGTTTCCGGCGGCATCGGCGTACTCCCAATGCGTGTGAATGCCCGTTGCGTTGCCGGTTTTGCCCTGCGTGCCGATAAACTGACCCTTGGAAATAGTGTCGCCCACGTTCCAAATTTGCGAGGCAAAGTGCGCGGCTCGCCATGTGGTGCCGTCGGCCATTCGCACTTTGATCATATTGCCCCATGACTGATCTCCCGAGGTACTGCCATTCCAGTGCTGCGCCACGACCACAACGCCCGCCTCGGGCGCATAGGCTTTATGGTTACCGTGCACCGTGTCAATGCCCCTGTGGGGGCTTCCGTCCGAGTACGCAGGATAACCGGCGGTCACTCTGATTGGCGACACGTCAGTAATACACTGTTTATATACTGCCATTGTTTACGCCTCCTACTCTAAGAAGAATCCATTTTTCATATAGCTTTTGACGCTGTCAATCTCAGCGACTGTTGCGGGCAACGCAATATCGGGGTCGTCTACCATTATGAAACCCGGGATACTGAACAGCTGCACTTTCTGACACAGGGGCCGTCCGTGGTCCTCGTTGTTGTCGTCCACAAGAATTTTAAACCGGGCCACCATATAAGGAATGCTATCGAAGGCTATTGTAGACCCTGTAGCGCCTTTACTGGCGACATCGGCATTACTTGCTTGCGCAGCATTAAGAATCCCGTTTCCGACGTCTGAAAAACTCCCACCAGATAGCGCCGCCCGGAGACCTCCGTACGCCGCAGCGAAGCCCGTTTGTAGTAGGCCCCCACTGCCCGAGGGGATGCCAAAGGCTATATTAGACAACTGAATTGAGACCCCTAGTTTGGCTGTTGTGTCATGAACTAGCTGTTTTGTGTTGGTGAAGATTCTTAAAATACTGTCACCCGTAAATAGGTCAGTCACATATTGTATAGTCAGCGAGGAAGCCCCCCACAATTTTGAGGATTCTAATGGAATTACTCCATAAGGTTGCAAGAAAATAGTGTAATCGGTGTAAGGGGCTGCATTACAATACTCACCACGAGCTGCCGCCTGTGGGTGCTTAGGGACATTCACAGTGACAGATTTCGTGAAGTTGTTATTATCTGCCCCCAAAATCCATCCGGGGATGTCGATCGACCACCAGCCTACATCAATACTGGATACAAGAGGCAGATGCGCTGTTAGTTCTGCCATGTTGAATGGAAAATAATTACAACTCACAATATATTGATACGGATTAAAAAGAATCTTTGTTAAATTGTCGCTGATTTCCGCATTATCAATATTAAGATACGACACATTGGTCAGTAATTTTGCAGACAGCCTTTTGGCATTACTTGGCGTCATTACTACATAAGTTACCGCGCCAATCGAGTTAGCGGATTTAGCTATGAACCCGATAACAAAAAAGCCCCCGTTGATTGTTTCAGCGAACCCACCTTGAAAAGCGGTGGTCACACTTTGCACTTTAGCCGTCGCCGGATAAAGACCATCTGAAATTGTACCGTCGTACGTCGCCGACGACCTCGCCACGTATTCTGTAGAATTTCCAATCTGTTCTCGGTAGCTTGCAAGAGTGTCAACAGTCAGCGATGCGACCCAGAGGCCCCCGGAGTACGTCCAATTCTTAACCCAGTAATACCGGCTGAAGGTGGGCAAATAACAATAATTATAGCCCGTCGGGTCGCTCTGCGAGGCAATCTTGATCTCGGGGTTGATAATGTTGCAAGGGGCTTTAAGGTCAATTCCGAACTCCTGCCCACCGCTGGGCCGCTTTGTGCTGTTTGTGCGCTTTGCAAACTGGTAAAATATAGCTTGCATTTTGCACCTCCTATAAAATAACCGGCGGGCAGATGCCCGCCGGTGACGGTCAGGACTTCGAGGGGTCAGCGTCCTTGTGCGTGGTGGTTTTCAGGGTGGAGGCTCTGGCTGCTACGTTCGTGCTGGCTGCAGTGACGTCTCCGGAGGTCATCAGGAACAAAACGGCGTTTTCGGTGAAGTCATCATACCACGACCAACCGTAATGATACCAGAAGTTCGTATACAGGCCACGGGCGTTCATGGGGGTAGGAACCACGCGGGACAGCTTCGGAGTGTATCCGATTGCGTCCCAGTCCAGCAGACATCCGAACACATTGGACAGCTGCACCGCGTCATTCTTCTTTGCCTCGCCGGAGGTTGTGGTCACAACCGGCGTCGCAGAGATGGTGTCGCGCTCGTTGATGTTCTGCCAGAAAGTGACCTGCTCCGCGTCGCGGTATTTCAGCATATCGTCATGGAATACCTCGGGAATCACGCGGGCGTCGATCTGGCTCTGCGTACCGCTGTACAGATAGAGGTGCTGGCGGTCATACGGAGTATGTCGCATGATGTTGTACGTCGTGCTACCGATCGTCCAGTTCTGGTGCCATTTGAGGGAGCGTTCCTTCATCAGGCGGGAAATATCGTTGATACGGCCATAGGCATATTTGGCAAATCCCGGGAAGTTTGCTTCTTTGTACACGTCCTGCACCGTCAGTGTGGTGCCCTGCTGGGCGTTGTACTCGTCAAGCAGATAAATAACGCTGTGGGGGCTTGTCACCGTCATGCCGGTCAGATGATTGGCCATCAGGTTGTTGGCAAGGTTCCGTCGGTCTGCCTCGATCTGGTTCGACAGATGCATCACGAACGAGGACCAGAACTGCGCCAGTTCCTCGGGACCTTTGAAGGCCGCTTCCATCTGGGTGACTGCCTGAGTATACACGCGGCTGTAATTGGTCTGTCCGTAGTAGTTCGTTTGCAAAACCGAGGGTTTGTGGACTTCGTACATATCCACGCTCTGGCCGTTCTTCAACGCCCACGCCTTGTCGGTGACGGGGTCAGTGTCGCAGAAATTGATCTTCCGCACATGGTTGGACCAGTCATCGCCCGTCACCTGCAAGCGCTTCAATGGTGCATCGTAGGGGCGGACGGCAAAAATGGTACGGCCCAGCACCTGACTGATCGCTCTGGTGTAATTGTCGTAGCCAGTCAGCACCGTGACTTGAGCCGCAGAAACGAAACTGGACGTATCCACGATGGGCGACGTCGGTTTCTGGCCGGTGGCAAGCTTGTTAATCTCTGTCAGAATTGCGGCAATGTCCGCAAAATCCATACCCATGGGCATGTTATTTCACTTCCTTTCCATAAGTCGGGTCGATGATTCGGGCCGTCACCGTTGCGGCATCCGCCGCCGGCTGCTGCTGGATACCAAGGCCCAGCGCGTTTGCCTGCAACGTCTGGGTCATAGTCTGCATTGCTTGGGCGCTGGTCTGCTGGCCCTGCAAAATCTCCCGCAACAGGGTTTCGAGGCCGTCATACTGCGGCGCGGGCTGCGGCGCGGGCTGCGGCACGGGCTGCGGTGCGGGCTGCGGT